CCGCGCGCCCGCCATAAGGGCAAGGAGCATTACGGCAGAGAAGACGCGCCTGGTTTGACGCCACAAGGTTCAAAGGGGCTGCTCGCAGTCGATCGCGACCGATCGAATGGCGCGTCTTTCCATGGCAACCCGCAGGACCATCGCGTCGCGCATCAGCAAGCGTTCGGTACGGGGCGCGAGGGCGCGCACCCCGGTGACGGAGTGAAAGTGCTCAGTGGCAGAGGGCTGCACCATGCAGCAAAGGAAGCTGCACGCCGTGGTGAAGAAGGGCACCTCGATCACATCAAGGCCGAAGTCGAGAAGCGCGAGAAAAAGGGTCGCCCGGAGGGCAGGGAAGGGCAGCACCACGATGAAGCTCACTTCATCGCGCAGGCGTACGGAACTGGCGGAGTTCACGCGAGCAAGATGCACCGCGTGAGCCATAAGAGCATGCGCCCGACGCTCGTGAAGGCGGGCGGCTATCGGTACACATCGAAGAAGCGCAACTCGCGCGGAGGCTGGACGTACACGTACGACCACCCGACCGATGCGCGGGTAAGGATCGAGACCTCGCACCACGGGGACGACGCAACAGGGCACGTAACCAGCCGCACGATCGGCGCTTCCTCGCACCAGAACCGCACGGGCATCGCGTGGAACGATCACGCTACTGGCGCCCCGCGCGCGGAGGCGCACTCTGCGATGGACGACCCCGACTCGAAGAGGATCCATGAACACGCGCTCCTCGATCATCTGGGCCACAAGAAGACAGGCAAGAGCCCTGCGGGCGGCCGTATCCGGCCGATCAAGCGCGAGCGCAAAGGGCGCAGCGACGCGGGCGGCATGTACGAGTCGATCATGCGCGAGCAGGCGAGCCCCCACGACGCGAACAAGCGCTACGCAGACCAGTGGGCCAAGGACAACGAGGAGCAGCAAAAGAGCATGCCCGCGGACGCGTACGGCCGCCCGATGATCAAGGGTGGGCTGCACAGCTTCCGCGACCCCCACAGCGGCCCGAAGCCGCTGCCCCCCGCGTACCTGTTCCCGTACCTCTGCTCGTTCGTCGAGGAGGCGTACGAGCACGAAGCGCGCGAGCCGGAGCACAAGTTCTCGAACGCGCGGAATCTGTCAAAGACAATGGCTCGTGCGGTCATGGGCGAGCTGGTGCAGACGATGCCGTACGACACCAATCTTCGGCGCGCGTGCCAGAAGTACAAGTGCACCGTCGACACCATCGAGAAGCTGCTCGTGACAAAGGGTATCCTGAAGACGCAGAGCGACGCGATGCCCGACGACGAGGACTCGTTGGCGGCGATGGGCGCGAGCATGATCGGCGGCACGGTGTCGATGGCGTACAGCGAGCCGTCTCCGTGGATGCAGAAGAGCGACCCTCACGTCAACGTCGGCGTGGGACGGCTCGTCAACCGAGGACCCGCGAACGTCGCGCACACGCTGCGTGATGACTCAGCGGATCCGCACGCGCTCGTGCGCAAGGGCATCGAAGCGCAGGTTTACTCGCACGGGCGCCAACTCGGCGGGTACTCACCGCCCGTTGAAGTGACGGTGGCCGCGAGCTGCCCCGTGCACGCGCGCGAGCTGCACAAGTCGCAGAACCTCTGGAACCCGATGGGCCCGTGCACGTGCGGTCCCACGCCCAACGCCTACGGGTGATCGATGGCGTGGTACGACGACATCCGCGGAGCGACGGGCAGCGCGTTCACCACCTTCGGCGAGTGGATGGTGAAGAGCGACGACGACGTGTCGCCGACGGACATGAACGACGCGCTGAAGAGCGCGGGTATGGGCTTGCCCGAGCCGACCGAAGAGAAGCCGCGCGCGCTCTTCCATGATCCCTACTCGGTCATGGACTGGGGCGGCTGGCGGCAGCGCCCGTCGTCGCTGACGTACGAGACGCTGCGGCAGATGGCGACGAGCAACACCGTCATCGCTGCGATCCTCAATCTGCGCATTCATCAGGTCGGCGCATTCTGTCGACCGCAGCAGGGCAAGTACGACAGGGGCTACCGAATCATTCAGCGCGACCGGCGCGACAAGAAGAAAGCGATGACTCCGGCTGAGCAGAAGGAGGCCGAAGCGATCGAACGCATGCTCGAAACGACGGGCTTCCTCCTGCCGAGCGAGCGGTACTCCGACCGCGACAACTTCCATGCGTTCTGCAAGAAGTCCACGCGCGACATCCTCACTTATGACCAGTGGTGCTTTGAGAAAATCCGCGACCGAAAGGGGCGGGTGTCTCGCTTCATCGCGCTGCCGTCCGAAACGATCCGCCCTGCGGTATCCGACATCGAGCACATGGACCCAGCCGAGATCCGCAACCGCGTGAGTCACGTGCAGGTCTACGAGAACACCGTCATCGCTGAGTTCGCTGCCGATGATCTCGCGTGGTGCGTGCAGAACCCGCGCAGCGATCTGCGCACGAACGGATTCGGCTTCAGCTTTACCGAACAGATTGTTCGGCTCGTCACGAGCTGGCTTTTCGGCTTCGAGTACAACACGAAGTTCTTCACGCAGGGCAGCGCCATCAAGGGACTGCTCAACATCAAAGGCGCGATCCCCGACCGCCAGATGCGAGCGTTCCGGCGGATGTGGTACTCGCAGATCTCGTCGATTCAAAACGCGTGGAAGACGCCGATCCTGAACAGCGATGACATCCAATGGGTGTCAATGCACTCGGCAAATCGCGAGATGGAATACGCGGCGTGGATGGACTGGCTCACCAAACTCATCTGCGCGGTCTTTGGCATCGACCCGGTCGAGATCAACTTCATCTTCGGCGGCGGAGGATCGGGCGGCGGCGGCAGCGCGATGTTCGATCGTCGACCGAACGCAGCGGAGGTCACCGAGAGCAAGGACAAGGGCTTGCGCCCGCTGCTCACGCACATCGAGGACCACATCAATCAGCACATCGTGTGGGAGCTGAACCCTGCGTTCGAGTTCGCGTGGACGGGCTTCGACGCCGCGGCCGAAGCGGTCGAGCGCGAAGCGCGCATGACTGAAGTCACGAAGGTGAAGACGGTCGATGAGATTCGCGCAGAGATGGACGAAGAGCCGCTGCCCAACGGGCTTGGCGAGATCATCCTCGACCCCACGTATTTCCAGTGGCTGATGAGCAAGCAGGCAGAGGAGCAGGGAGTACCCGGCGAGGAGGGCATGCCGCCGGGCGCAGCAGGGCCGCCAGGGGCTGCTGGACCGCCGATGGGACCGGAGGGCATGCCGCTCGCGGGGGGCCCTCCTGCGGACGATGACGACGAAGAGGACTTCCTTCAGGGTATGTCGGCGGATGAAGACGACGACGACAACGACGAGCTGCTCGCGGCGAGCTACGCGGTGATCGAGCAGACGGAAGACCTGTTGCGTAAATCGAGCTGGTACCTGGACGGAGGATACTGATGGGCGTGCGCACGAATGTGGATCTGACGGTGCAGATCGGGCAGGACAATCAGCTCTCGGATCTCGTGTTCGATCGCGACATCACCGCGGTACTCGACACGCTCGACCACGCGACCGCGATCGTCGCGACTCTCGTGACAGGCGAGACCAACTTCGTCGTGCCTTTCGGTGACGTGGCGCAAGCGCGCCTGGTCTACATCGAAGCCGACGGTGAGATCGCGGTGACCTTCGGAGGAGGGCTCGCGACGGCTGCCGTTGTCACCGCAGTGGGCGGTACGTACGTGACCGGCTTCGCGGGTGGCGAAACAGCGACGCTCGACGTGAACAACGGAACGACAGTCGCTGTGATCTTCACGGTGGCGGCGCAGGCGCTCGCCGACGTCGTAAACGAGATCAACGCGGCCGCCGCGTTGGTTGGGCTCGGGCCCATCGCGAGCGCTTTCAGTGGACAGCTTCGGCTCACCAGTACAACCACGGGGGCCGCGTCGGAGATCGAGGTGGTCGCAGGCGGCACCGCGCTCGCCACGCTCGGGCTCACAGCCGGCACTACGAACGGAGCGAACTCGACGCCGGGGACGTCTCCGGTATCCGTCCGGCGACCGGCCGACCCTGCCGGCGCGTCGGCCGCGGCGGGCGTGGACGCGTTCCTGCTCGCGACCGTGCAAACGACATCCATCACTATCGACAACACGGCGGGGCAAGACGTGCGCCTTCGCGTTGCCATTGCGGGTGATCTTGTCGCAGACCCGGTGGGCTGCTGAGCACTCTGTGGAAGAGCAGCCGCAGGGGGTGCATCGCGAGGCACCAGCGGATGAGCGGGCCCGACTAGGGCCCGGCGAAGGTCGTACGTTCGACACGCAGCCGCTGCTGGCTGCGCTGCACACGTCGATCGGCAAGGCGTACAGCGCGCAACTACGACGGCTGCTCACTGCCATCGGCGAGTACATGGAGATCGCCGTCATGCGCGGCGGCACGCTGCTCTTCACGCCGGCCGACATCGAACACATCCGTGCGCTCGTTCGCGATTACCACCTCGCGTTCGTCGTCGGCGCGGTGCACCCAGATGCAGCGGCTCCCCAAGTCGTGCAGAGGCTCATCGACGAGGGGATACTGCCGCAGGATCTGGCGTTCATGCATCGGCCACAAACGCCGCGGCACCTGCCGCCCGTGCGCCAGACCCTCATCGATACCAGCTTCGAGTACGGGCGCTCGCTGGGCCCCCTGCGAGAGCACCCAGCGATGCGCGCGCCGGCACCTGCGGCGGAGATGGTGCTCGGGGAGTTCGAGGCGCGCCGCTCTCCGCCTCTCACGCCCGAGGAGCGAGGCGCGCTCGATTGGGCGAGGACGAGCGCGGCGACACACATCACCGGACTCGGGGACCGGTTCGCGGGGGACCTTGCGACGCGCGCTGTCGAAGCCGACCGAGGGCAACGCAAGCGCTACGAGCAGCTCATCCGTGATCAGGTCGCGCTCAACATCGAGAAGCGGCAGAGCTGGCGCAAGCTCGCGAGTGAGATCGGGGATGCGACTGGCGACTGGTCTCGCAACTTGAAGCGCATCGCTGCGACCGAGTCGCATGGCGCGATGCAGGCGGGCATAGCGGCGGGACTGAAGAAGCGCGAGAAGAAGGAAGCGGAAGACATCTACGTTGCGAAGCAGCCCGCACCCGACGCGTGCGCAGACTGCGTGCGCCTGCACCTCGTCGCGGGTCCCGGCTCAGCACCGCGTGTGTTCAAGCTCTCCGAGCTGGAGGCTAACGGCACGAACGTCGGGAAGAAGCGCAAAGGCTGGAAGGCTGTTGTCGGCGCTACGCACCCGTGGTGCGGTTGCGAATTGATCCACGTGCCGGAGGGCTGGGCGTTCGATGCCGACGGCAATCTAGTACCCGAGTTTATGACGAGAGCCGGATACTTGGTTTCGGATCTACGCAAAGCGATGGACATGACCTACGGCGACGCCGTGCCGGAGAGAGGCGTAGTGATCCGCGTGGGTGATCCAAAGCTGCGCGAGGCGTGCGAGCGCATTGTCGCGATCACGCCTCCCGAGATCTTCGACAAGCGCGTCGGCGTCACTCTGATCACGACCGACATGCCTCGCGTGCAGAACCCGCTCGACGAGCACGACTTCGCGTACTGGACAGCGAACGAGATCCGGTTGATGCACAACCTGCCGCCCGAGAAGATCGAGCGCGTGCTGCCGCATGAGATTGGGCACTCGCTGAACGTGCACCTGATGAACAAGTTCGGGGGAGTGCAGCCCGTGCGCGCGTGGCATGACAAGCTCTGGGCGATCAGCAAAGAGGAGGGTTTCGTCAGCGACTACGCGACGAAGCTGCCGATCGAGAACGCGGCCGAAGTCAGCATGCTCTACCTGTACAACCGCAAGCGTTTGCTGCTCGTGTTCCCGCGCCAGTTCGCGTTCGTTCACAGGGACTACCGCGAAGTGTTCAGGAAGCAGGCAGCGGCGTGACTGTCTTCTCGATCGCGCAGCTCACGAGCTTGAAGAAGGCCGGGCCGTACATCGGGCCACGCGGTGGGAAGTGGGCCGACATCAAGCACACGATCCCGTGGAAGGAGGAGACCC